GAGCCTGAAGAACTAGACCAAGAAGAAACCACAGACCAATTAGATCAAGAGGAAAATGTAGATGAAAACCTTTAAGTCGTTTATCGGACCAGTGAATGAGTTAGAGACAATCAAACTCAAGCCTAAAAAAGAGCAAGAGATTGTTGATAAAACTTACATGGCGCAAGTCAAAGATCCTGGTGATCTTGAAGACGTTGGTCCTGAAGAGGTTGGTCCAACAGGTGTCAAAGCAGGTTCAGGAAAGAGGCCAGCGGATCGCTTAGACAATAAGCAAGCGTTTGGTGAAGCCGAAAGTCATCAAGCAAAAACTACCATGAAACATATCAGTAAGCCAACAGCAGGTGAGAAAAAGGCTGCTAAAGACATCAAGCCTGGTATTGCTGGGTACCGTGATAGAATTGCTATGCTTAAATCAGCAAAAGCAAGAGGCGCTTTGAAGGAAGATGAAACAGAAATTGAAGAAGCAGACTTTACTAAGCAACAGACAAAAATGGCTCACACCATTGGTAAAGAATTTGAAAAGAAGGGTGTAGGAGACAAATACAAAGGTGGTCCATATGCAGTTGCAACAGCAATGGTACGTGATAAGCCAGAAGCAGCAGCAAAAGCATACAAGACAATCAAAGGTAAGATGAAAGAGCAAGCAAATGTGGATGCTCTATTCAATCTTTATAACGAATTGAATGAAGAAAATCGTGAAATTTTCATGCTTCAATTAGAAGAAAATCCAGAGATTCTTTTAGACTTCATCAACAATTTGGAAGAATCAAATGGCTGATATTGTAACATCACAAAAATTAAAAGACCATGCGTCTGCTTGGGCGTATGTGTTTACAAACATCTCAGATGGCACCGGTGAAACAAATGTTCTAAAAGTTGATGTTTCAGGCTTGACAGCAGCAGCAAATAGTGCATTGACAAACCAAAGAGTTAACATTAATAAACTTTCATGGTCTATTGCAGGTGCAAACTCTAAAGTAAAACTCATGTGGTCTGGTGACAACTCACCGACAACAAATACTATAGTGTTTCTTACTGGCACTGGTACAATGGATCTTGCTACAAATCTTACAGCACCACTTACAAACAATACAGGAAATACAACAGGTGATATTTACTTATCAACTGCTGGCTTTGTTGCAGGCGCAGGATATACATTGATCCTTGAAGGTAAGAAGACTGCTGGTTATTCAAGCCGTGAAACAACTGACGACGGTATTTCGCCATAAACCATGATACGTTTTAAAGAATTCTTAGAAGAAGCATCTATAGTTCGAACAAATCGTGTTCGTGCAGGAAAACTTCAGCGTAGAAAATTGGTCTCTGTGCGCCCAGGATATCGTGTGCAAGCAGGTAAACTTGTACGTATGAATCAAAAAGAAAGAATGGCAAGACACCGAGCACAGATTGTTGGTGCAAGAAAAAGAAAACCAATGCTTAGACAAATTCTGAGAAAAAGAAATCTTTCAATGAAAGTTAGAAAAAGGTCAGGACTAAAATGAAACTTATAACAGAAGTCACCGAACAAATCAACATCATCAATGAAGCAACCGAAAGCGGTAAAAAAGAATTCTTCATTGAAGGACCATTTCTTCAAGCAGAAAAACAAAACAGAAACGGTCGTATTTATCCGATGTCAGTTATGGAACGTGAAGTAAATCGTTATGTTACTGAATATGTTGATAAAAATAGAGCATATGGTGAACTAGGTCATCCATCAGGACCAACAATCAATCTTGAGCGTGTGTCACACATGACGAAAAGTCTTCGCAAAGAAGGCTCAGATTACATTGGTAGAGCAAAAATCATGGACACACCATACGGAAATATCGTTAAAAATCTTATGGCAGAAGGTGCTTGCTTAGGTGTATCATCAAGAGGCATGGGATCACTCAAAGAAAAGAACGGTGTCATGGAAGTTCAAGATGACTTCTGGTTAGCGACAGCAGCAGATATTGTAGCAGATCCATCAGCACCAGATGCTTTCGTTCGTGGTATTATGGAAAATAAAGAATGGGTTTGGGATAATGGTGTGATTAAAGAAATGCAAGTTGACACATACAAGAAAACAATTCAAAAGACGCCTGCTAAAGACCTTTCAAAGGTTCAGATGCGTGTATTTGAAGACTTTATTTCAAAATTATAATTTTTATAAATAGATAACAAATTGATTTATTTCAATATACGCAAAGGAGAAACCCATGGGTGTTGAGAACAAAGAAATCACTGAAGATGATTCTAAGTTAAAGAAAGATGTAGACGCTGAAGTATCTGCAATTTTCTCTGGCGAAGACCTTTCAGAGGAATTCAAAACGAAAGCAAAAGCAATTTTTGAAGCAGCGGTTCTTGCTAAAGTAGAAGAACAGCAAGCGCAACTTCAAGAAGAATTTGAAACAAAACTTGAAGAAGCAACAAAAGAATTCACAGATACCATGGTATCTAAGGTTGATGAGTATTTGGACTATGTTGTTGCTGAGTGGGTTGAAGACAATAAGATTGCAATTGACAAGGGATTAAAAGCGGAACTTGTTGAAGACTTTATGCTTGGTCTAAAGAACCTATTCGCAGAGCATTATGTTGACATTCCTGAAGATAAAGTTGACGTAGTAGAAGAATTTGCTACAAGACTTGAAACAATGGAAGAAGAATTAAACGGTGCTATTTCCGATAACGTTGCACTTCGTGCTGAAATTAGTAGTTTCAAAATGGCTATGATTGCGTCTGAAGTCTCAGAAGGGCTTACAGAGGTTCAGCAAGCTAAATTGGAATCACTTTCAGAAAATATCGAATTCGTATCTGAAGAAGACTACACAGAAAAACTTCTTCTTGTAAGAAAGAAATATTTTGAAGCAGGCGATGTTGTTGAGAAAAACACTGACGCTGATGAAGAGCAATCATTGGATGAAGCATATAGTCCACAGATGCAGCATTACGTCAATAGCATCTCAAAAATTCTCAAGAAATAATTTTTTATAAATAAAAGAAGAGTTAAAATAAAATACTCATTCAAATTAAGGAGATAGAGAAATGAATATTGATTCCCTAGTTAAAAAATGGGCACCAGTGCTAGATCATCCTGATCTAGGAACAATTAAGGATTCACATCGTCGTGCAGTTACAGCGCAACTTCTTGAGAACCAAGAAATTGATGGTCGTACAAATGGTTCAGCAGGCTTTCGCAATCCACAATCACTGTTAGAAACAGCGCCAACAAACGCAATGGGCGCATCATCTTCTACAGCAGGTGATGGCGCAATTGACATTTACGATCCAGTTCTTATCAGTTTGATCCGTCGTGCAGCACCAAATCTTATCGCTTATGATATTTGCGGTGTTCAGCCAATGACAGGTCCTACTGGTCTAATTTTTGCAATGCGTTCACGCTACGCAGTTTCAGGTCAAGGCGCAACTGGTACTGAAGCATTGTTTAACGAAGCAAATACAACATTCTCTGGTACAAACAGCGGCAACACAATTGGTTCGCTACAAACAGGTGCTACACCTGCTCTTGCTAATGCTACTAACTACACAGTTGGTACAGCAATGACAACAGCAGAGGCTGAAGCACTCGGTGATGGCGCATCAAATCAATTCAACGAAATGGCATTCAGTATTGAAAAGATTTCCGTTGTTGCGAAGAGCCGTGCCCTTAAAGCAGAATACACAATGGAACTTGCACAGGATCTGAAAGCAGTTCATGGTCTTGATGCAGAGCAAGAACTTGCTAACATTCTTTCAACAGAAATTCTTGCAGAAATCAATCGTGAAGTCGTTCGTCAAATCAACATTTCAGCTACAGTCGGCGCACAAGAAAACGTTGCAACAGCAGGTACATTTGACTTAGACGTTGACGCAAACGGTCGTTGGTCAGTTGAAAAATTCAAGGGCTTGATGTTCCAACTAGAGCGTGAAGCAAATGCAATCGCTAAAGCTACTCGTCGTGGTAAAGGTAACGTGATGATTTGTTCATCAGACGTTGCTTCAGCACTTCAGATGGCGGGTGTTCTAGATTATACACCAGCACTTGCAAACAACCTACAAGTTGATGACACAGGCAACACATTCGCAGGTGTTCTAAACGGTCGTATCAAAGTTTATATTGATCCATATTTTGCAGCATCAAGTGGCGTTCACTATGCTACAATGGGTTACAAAGGTACTTCAGCATTTGACGCTGGCTTGTTCTACTGCCCATACGTTCCTCTCCAGATGGTTCGTGCAGTTGGTCAAGATACTTTCCAACCAAAGATTGGTTTCAAGACACGTTATGGCATGGTAGCAAACCCATTTGCAACTTCAGCAGCAGATGGTACAATTTCTTTCACAAACAAGAACATTTACTACCGTCGTTTTGCAATCAGCAATTTGATGTAATCCGGAATATATCGGATATTCAAGGGGATCGAAAGATCCCCTTTTTTGTTCTTCTAAATAGATGAAATAGGAGAATATAGTGGCAGCAGAATTTACATTTGAACCAAGTAATAAAAGTTTTCTTTCGAATAACAAATATGAATTTGTCATTCGAAGAATGCCTAATTTCACATACTTCGTACAGAGTATTAATTTACCTGGCATTGTACTATTGAATCCTACAGTCAACAGCCCATATGTCGCTACACCACTTCCTGGCAACCAAATAGCATTTGGTCAATTAAGTGCAACTGTTATGATTGATGAAAACTTAGACGGTTGGTATGAAATTTACGAATGGATCACTCAATTAGGTAATCCAGTTGGTGTAGATAAGATTGGCAATCTAACAAAAACTCCAGGTAAAAACAATAGCATTACGTCAGATGCTACATTGATTATAAAAACAAACTCAAATAATCCAAATAAAAAGATTACTTTTTATGATTTATTTCCCGTTGAACTTGGTGATGTTCAATTCAGTTCAACAGATTCATCACAAGAATTTGTTACTACAAATGTAACATTTGGTTATAATTATTATTTGATGACAACTTGATTTAGTTCATTATTAATGATATAATGATGTTTTAACTTTGGATTTTGTTATGACGCTTGATCAAATACTTGAAGAGTGGCGCAAAGACGCAGAG